AGCGCAAGCCGTGGGTGGGGCTGACAAAGCAAGAAAAGATCATGTGGCGCAGTTACGACCCCGAAGAAGCCGTTGACAAAACCGAAGCCAAATTAAAGGAGAAGAACACGTGACCACGCCCGAACAAGAGAAGGCAATCCGAGAATGGTTGCAAGAGGCCATTGTTCCGCTTATTGAGCAGGTACTGGTCAAGAAGCTCGGTCAAGCAATGTCGTTTGCCGCGCAGGAAATATTGAAACCGAAAGTGGGTTTTGTTGATTCCAAACTAAACCCGATTAAACACACATGGGTTGGGCTGACGGATGAGGAGATTTATGACTCGTACAACGAGCCACGCAGCGATTCAGAAATGGTTGCGTTTGCAAGAGAAGTCGAAGCCAAACTCAAGGAGAAGAATACATGAGAGACACGATAGACATGGCTCGTGAGGCTGGTAAGGCAGACAACAGTGCCCGCAACGGCGTGTACGAGGACATCGTGAGGTTTTTGAAATGAGCAACTTCAACGCAAGAGTCAGCGAAGTCACCATTGAGATGGACGGCTTGCACATCACCACGGTATCGGCCCCAGACACAAAAGAGGCAACACCAGACGAGGCACGGGTGGGCGACTTTCACATGAGCCTGTTTACTGCAGCAGAGTGGATCGAGCTTTCGTGTTTGATTGAAACAGCAATCCGTAATGTGACTGCGGATGCCGCCATCCGAGCAAGGAGCAACACATGACAAAAGAAACAGGCGGGCCAGCGTTTCCCACTCCGCGTTACGAACGCGGCGATATGTACTCGTTAGGCATGACCCTGCGCGATTACTTCGCAGCGAGGGCGATGCAAGGATTGATGTCTGGTGGAACAGGAGGATGGGCATTAGAACTACTTGCAGAAACAGCATATGAAATGGCCGACGCCATGCTGATAACGAGGAGCAACACATGACCCACGATTTACAGGACTGGCGTACTTACAAAAGCCAAATCGACTGGTCTGACATGCGCCATAGCGCGAAGATGGCGAAGGCACAAGCCGGCGTTGTCGAGCGTGCCCGGCACAAGGGTGTGGAAATGTCTAGGCCCGTGTCTGACAACTCGCCAGGCGGATGGCCGCAAGACTTTGTGACGAAGAATTTAGACGGCAGTCCGGTGTATTTGTCCACCTTGTTCAACGCCGAAGCTCTGATTGAATTGCTGCGGACGGGCATAAGCTATCCAAACATTGCAAGGCGATTGAACGTATCTTTAAGCACTATCAAGGTAGCAGTGCGTAGGTTGCGTGACGCACAAAAGGATGCGGCATGAATCCACTAGAAAATCAAATAGACGGCGGACATTACAAAGACCTGAAGATTCAGCCAATTGAATACATTCACGCCAACAACATCCCGTTTGCCGAAGGATGCGCTATTAAGTACCTCACCCGATGGCGATCAAAGGGAGGCATCAAGGATTTGGAAAAAGCCAAGCATTTTATTGAACTGCTGATTGAATTGGAGACTAGGAAATGAACGAAGACGTTATCCGCATGGCGCGGGAAGCTGGCTTCTCAGAACAAGACGGCATCGTCACAGGGGGTGCGTCCGACCTTGAACGTTTCGCCGCCCTTGTAGCAGCAGCAACCATTGAAAAATTAATCCCAAAATTGGCTGATCTTTGTCGAGAAGTTGCGGCGATTCAAATTGAAGCAAGGAGTGAGAAATGAACTGCTGTGACTACAATTGCAATCAGGGCGACAATTGCCCCGCTAGGGTCGCCAAGGTAAAGATCAGCTATCCAGACAAAGAGCCGATCTTGACAGACTGGCGTAAAGGCTTGCGACGTGCTGCTGTCTTTATGCTGACGGGAATTGTCGGCTTGCTTTGGCTAGCTTACTTGACCGTGTTCTTGTTTCGAGCGTAGAACAAAGTCCGGTCGCCGAACAGGTAAAAGCCAACAGCACCAGCGAAATTGTCCACCGACTCGCTGGGAATGCTATTCAGCTTGAGGTACGCCCAAGTACCCAGCACCAGAAGCCCGACAGCGGGCCGCATAAGGCGCACAGCAGCCTCAACCCACGGATATGACGCATTGGTACCACCGGCGTCGTTCATGGCCTTAAACATGTCCAGATCAATCTGGCGCATCTTGGCGTATTCTTCTACATTGACCGGCTTGTATTCATCTTTTTGAATAAACCGACCGATCAGGGACTTGCCCAGATCAACGGCAAGAGGTCCAAGGGCGGCAAGGATAGTTAATGGATCCATTATGGATAAGCCTTCCAAGGTAATTGCCAATGTGGTCCGTCTTTAAAAGACGTCCATGCCCCACCCCATTCAATCGGCACGCCAAGTTCTTTAGCTGCATTTTGCATGGCTGCATTGATCTTGGCGTACAGCGGCCAAGACCAATCAACTTGTTCGTCTACCCAAGCGCCTAAGTCAACAGCATGGCCGGTCAAGTGGCGTGAATTCATGGTTTGGCTTGCGCCAGCTTTGTACAGTGCGGCTTGGCGTTCTTTAAGCCTGACTCCTTCAAGCACCGTAAAGTCTACCGCGCTAAGTTCAATAGCACGCTTGACCACTTTAATCAGATCCGGGTGTACACCCTTGAGGCGACTTAGTGAGCGGTCGCCTAGCTTAAACATTAATGACCTTTGAGAAAGCTAATCCCAAAACCTACCGCACTAGAAATAAATGATACGAATGCCATGCCAGCCCAAAAACCACCTCGTCCTTGATTGGCAAGATCTACCAATTTTTCAACGTTGACTTCCATGTTGTCCATTTTTGTAGACATTTCATCAAACCGGCGTTCATAATTTTGCACTTTTTCCCAAAGTACACCATATTTTACCGGGTCGATTTCGTTAGCCATGACTACATCCATGATAAAAGTTTCCGTATTTTAAGCAATTTTTATTACTTGGCAAGTGCGTTTTGAATTTCTGACGCATTAGGACGCAAATTATTTGTCGGCCGATAGTCAGCGGGGATAGCATGTGCTGCTTGATAAGCCGGCGTAGCCATACGCTTAGCCGCTATAGCGCCAAGTGTACTTCCGGCTGCTATTCCTGCCGAAGTTCCAGTCAAAATGCCAACGGGTCCAAGAGGTACACCTAATGCACCACCTAACGCGCCGCCAACACCACTACGCGAAAGACGTGGAAAACCTTTGACTTCCGCAGGTGTCAACGTAAAAACTGAAGGAAAATTTGAAGCAGCCTTAGCAATGTCAGCGCTTAAGCCAGTAATGTTGCCCTGACTTTCTTCGTACATTTTTACGTATGCTTGAGGATCAATCTTTTGTTTGGCGTAATCTAATGCGCGAGCATGTTGATAAATTTGAGCTTGTTTTGTTCTAGCAGCTTGAATATTTGCCAAAACGCTAGGATCAGTTACGTTTGAATCAATTAATTGTTCATAGACATTGGCGATATTTTTACGTGTTTCAGCGTCAGCCACTTCAATAGCTGTAGCGTTGCCTTTGTCATTTCGCTTGTAAACATTATTGGCTTCTTTGCGAAGTTGACGAATATCGTTTAAAACATCGGTGCCACTGCGACCTTGCTTTAATTCTTCCATCATGTCATCAATTAACGTATTGACGGCTTCAATTTTGCCTTTTGATACAGCAGTAACTGGTTTTTTTAAACTTTCAAGTCCAGCAATGATTTCTGGATTTGGAGTTAAAACTGGAATATTTTTAACAACATCATATGGTTTTCCAGCCACATCCAGAGCAGAATTAATTGCTTTGTCGTCCAATCTGGTCGTTGGTGCAACACCTAAATCTTCGCGTACTTTATTGGTGACTTGTGTCTCATTGACTTTTGCCATTTTTTCTTCAATGGCAGCAGAACCGGCTAACTTGCCTTTAATTACGTTGGCTGTTGTAGGGTTAGAAATGGCAGGCGGCACTGCACCACCAATGCGTTGCACTGATTGCATTGCTTCAATCATTGGAGCATTGGCATAACTTTGAGCAATTTTTTCTTGTTGAATGCGTGCAGCACGTGCTTCAAGTGGCGCAGCTACAGCGCCTTTAATCAATAAACCTTCAGTGCGGCCAACATCACCGATAGCGCGAGCAGCTGGCGAGATTGATCTGCTTAAAGCATTCAAAGTAGGAATAGGCACGCCAATTATTGGGGCCATGGCATTACTAATCGCTTCTGTATATTGTTGTCCTTGCTCGGTACGCGGTTGATAAAACTGTCCTTGAACACGTTTTGCCATTTCTTCGCCGATACGAATCCCTTCTGGCGTCCCATATTTACCACTGGCAAGAGTCGCTCCCATTCCAACTATAGGAGATACAACGCCACCAATTGCGCCGCCAGCCATTGTTGGAATAATTTCAGCTGCCCCACGAATACGATCCAAAATTGAAACTGGTTGTTGTGGAGTAGGCGCTAAATTGGCTCCTGGCTCTGTTGGAATCTGACTGACGCCACGACCAACAGGAATGCCGCTGCTAGGCTGAGCAGTCGCCTTGGCCTCTAGTTCGGCCATTCGACGCAGTGCCATCAATTCTTCACGTGGGTCCATAATTATTTCCCAAATCGTTTACGAAGTTGAGCTAGTTCGGCTTGTTCTGCTGGAGATAATGCACCAGCAGCAGCAGCGGGTGCAGCACTACGACTTGGTTCGGCAATCGCTGGAGCGCCACCGCTTTTATATGCGTATGTTGCATCATACGCTTCGCGCATACGAGTTTTACTACCTTCAATATCGGCAATTGCTTGGTCAATTGCTGCTCTAACATCTGCTGCATTTTGACGTCTATCAATTGCAGAAAAAGATGCCGTCAGTTGTTTACCTTCTTGATTAGAAACATTGCCCAATGCGCCACCAGTTTTAGAAGCATCGCGCAAATCTTGCAATGCTTGAAAACCGCCTTTGGCAACGACTTTGTCGTACAAGGCTTGTGCTCTACTACCTTCGCGTGAAACACTGCCAGTACGTCCAAATACCGCGCCAGTAATATTTTCTAGCCCAGGATCGTTACGTAAAGCCGTCAAATCAGCAATAAATTTGTTTGATTTAGATTCAAAACCTTGTACAGCCGATGTTGCTTGTGGCAGTGCTGCTTCGCGTTTTTGAATTTCTTTTGGTGGCAATGCTTCCAAACCTTGCATTTTACGTTCGGCTTCTGTTCGGGCAATTCCAACACGTTCTCGCTCAAGACCCACACGTTGACCTTCAAGACCAAGTCTTTGCTGAGATACGCCAAGTTGGCCTTGCTGAATTGGCACTTGCGCTTGTTGATATGGCGTCATTCCAAATGCTGCTGCCGTTCCTGGAACTACAGTAGCCGGGCCGCCGAACGCAGGTGTTTGCACAATACCTGTGGGGCCAACATTTGTTGTGGGCTTTAACTCACTAGCTTTTGCGCCTTGACTGGCTAAATATGCAGTGCGTTCTTCAATAGGCATAGCCAATAATGTTTGTTGTGTAGCCAACGCTTTTCGTTTTTCAGCATCAGAAAACAAAGATGATGCTTGAATGTCTTCAGTATGCGCCATAATATTAGCGTCGGAAGGACGGCTGCTAATATCACGATACGCTTGAGACATCATTCCTTGCTTGGCTGTTGCCGCCTCAATTAAAGTTTTTTGTTCAGTCGCTTTTTGAGCCGCAGCTGCACCCGCCTCTTTGCGATATGCAATACCAAGCTGAGGATTTACTTTAAATAACTGCGATTCATAATCCGGCGCAGATGGATTTAACTGACGCAAAGCATTACGCTCTTGCATTGTGGCTTGCGCCTCTTGCATCTTAAGCGCATTAAGTTCTTGCGCTTGCCGACCGCTTTGAATCTGTTGTATTGCAGCATAATCAGCCAACATATTTTGTGGCTGAATTTCGGGAGCGCGATAACTCATCGCAATGTTAGGGTTAACGAGTGCCATGATTAATCCTTATTGAACCATGTACGAAGGCGTATTAGAAAAGCCTGCTTCGCCTGTATAAGCCATTCCACCGCCGCCCATTGCTTGTTGAAGTAATGCATTGCGCTGTTGACCTTGACTATAGTTCATGTACTGACCCAAGCCTTGCGACAACGCACTAGCGCCGCCCATGTACCCAGACGCCCTTGCCTGTGCAGCTTGTCCCATTGCTTCACCAGCACCAGTAGCGTATGCTTGCCCAGCTTGGCCCAACTGATTGACCGAAGTCTGCCCAACACCAGCAAGGCTTTGCAGTGGCCCTAAACGAGCTTGACGTTCGGTTTGGTAGCGATTAAAAGCATTGGTGTACTCTTGCGAACCCATTTCTTGCCCGTAGCGCTGTGCGGCTTTTAGCGCCCCGCCAGAGATCAAACCACCACGCGCCGCTGCTGTGCGCTCCAATGCCTTTTGGCCTTCACCTAAACGAAACGCATAACTAGGGTCTTGCTGAAACTGCGCTTGTCCAAATGGTGTGTAGTCAGATGCAGCTTCTAGTTTTCCAAGCGCTCGCTCACCCGCTTGACGCCAAGGCGCTTGCAATTCAATCTGACGGTTAAATTGTTCGTTTTGAAGTTGTGCAGCACGATCCGCTGCTGCGGCTTGCGTATCCGCCGCGCTGCTTGCGGAACTAGCACCAAGTAAAGAACTTCCGACAACTGCTGCGGCCATCATCCAAGGCATATCAATTCTCCTTTAGGCACGAGGCCAATTTTTGCGCTTCAGCAACATCACCATCGGCAATTAGCACATCGTCAATTTCATCAGAATCTGTGCATTCCGTTGCATGAATACAATACCAAACAACATCTGTCAGGGATTTTACGCCGTGATGTTTGTTGGCTTCAATGGTTAAACAAGCCGGAGCATGAACTATGCTTTTTACATCATCCACAATGATTTCTACCGAACCACTGGCAAGAATTGAAAGATGATCAAATTTATGCTTGTGCTGTACAAGAATTTGACCGGCTGGTATAAATGCTTCTTTTGCATATACGCCAGCGCTAAAGTGATGTTTGATCATCAGCTAACCTCACGCCCAGAAACCCGCATATTGATCGCACTGGCAGTACCGGCAATGGTACTGATAAAGTCGCCAGCATTAAGCACTTGCCCCACCAGTTCAGGGAACGTGTAGACCTCAGAGGCTTGCAGCGTCTTGGTTTTGGTAATCAAATTAGCATTACCTGCCGTACCTGCCGTAGTTACCAGATTGACCGAAATCGTTGCAGCACTGCCGCTGTAGTTGGTCGCTGTGAACTTGTCGATAATCGTGGTCACGCCAGTCGCCGTGTACTGCGTAGTCTGCGAGTTTTCAACCGTTTTGGCGGGAACTAGATTTTTGACGGTAACAGTCATGGGTTACTCCAGAAGTAAATTATTGTTTGATGCGGCTTGCATAATGACCCAATTTGTGCCGTCAGACACCATTGTCGCCCAATTACCGATCACATTCAAGAGAATAGCTGTTCCAGCCGTTGTGCTGTCAATAGGCACTACGTTACTGGATGCCGAATTAAGCAACTGCGCCTGCATATTCTTAAAGGTCAGCATGCGGCCAGTCCAAGATGATGCAGTCGGTAGTGTGACAGTGCAAGCCGAGCCTGTTTTATTATTGATGTACCAGATGTCACCGTTGGACACCGTAAAGTCAGCGGTTTTAGTAACCGGCGCAGCAATTCCTTGATAGTCTATGTTAGCTGTAGCCGCCGAAATTGCCGTGCCGTTGCCTTTAAGTAAGCCGGTAATCGTGGTAGTTAGCGTAATCGCTGGCGTTGTCGTAGCCGTTGTTACCGTGCCGGCGAAGCCATTGGCAGATACCACGGATACGCTGGTTACCGTGCCATTAGTTGCAGGTGCTGCCCATGTAGGAGCACCACTAGTTGTGGCTGTCAGCACCTGTCCAGTCGTTCCAGCCGCCGTTTCTCCAGGTGTAGCGCCTGCACCACCGCCATTTACGACACCGTATTGCGTCAGCGCAGCCGAGGATGCCCAAGTTGTTCCACTTGAAAAGTAAGGAATGCCACCACTGGTGCCCGTAACCGTCAGCGCAGGCGTAGTTGTCGCTGTCGCAACTGAGATTAAACCGCCAGTAAAGCTGACGCTGGTTACTGTACCCTGTGGATTAGCAGCCGTCGTGATGCTTGTGACTCGCCCATACGTGTCAATCGTAACCACAGGAATCAAGGTAGACGAGCCGGTAGTTCCAGCCGTAGCAACGCCGCTGGCAAGATCAATAACTGGCGTTGTGCCACCAGTCGAAGTAATCCGGCCTGTTGTGCCAGTCACCGATGTGACATAAGTTCCAGCAGGTTGCTTGCTGTTAAATGTTGTCCAGTCTGCCGAGCTTAATGCACCTCGATTGGTGGCCGAAGCCGTAGGTACATTGAGCGTGATGACTGGCGTTGTGGTGCTGTTAGCTACAGTTGAACTAAGGTCAGTGCCGGTCGTGCCTAATGTCAGCGCAGCCACCGAAGTGACCGTACCACCCGAACCCGTGGCCGACAACGTGCCAGCACTAAAACTAACGCCACTACCAATGGTCACATTGCTAAAACCGCCCAATCCATCGCCGTATAGAATTGACGTACCCGTAGTCAATGGGGCTGGTTGCAGTTGCGGCAACAGATTAAGCGCCTCAATCTGTTTTTGCAATTCGGCTACTTGTGACAGTAATCCAGAACAACAGTCTGCCAATCCAGCAACTTCAATTTGCTTAACTAGCTCAACACTTAAATCAACCGGCAAAGGTTGCGTATCAACATTTTGAGCCAGCGCCTGCAACGCAGCATCATAAGAAGCCAACAAAGATTCGGCACTTGGCCCTACATCTGAGTTATCCAATGTTTGAGCGACATTGTTCAGGCTCAGAAAGAACATGTACCATGCGCGGTCAATTAACCCGGTGCGCGGGTCAATCAGCGGCACACGAGGTGGAGTAATCGGCGTCAAATTAGGCATTGGTCGGACTCAAGATGAGTTCAGCGCCCATGATGCTGATTTTGACAGGATCCGTGCCCGATAGTTCATAAACACGGTCGCGCAGTTTTAGCGTCATGCCCATCCGACGCCAAAAGACGCGCCGGTAATATTCGCCAATTTTGCCAATCGGTGCCCAATGCTCATTGGACCATGTGTGGCCGCCATCGTCTGACCAACGCAGCATAACTTGCGGGTCACTGCCTTGACCCAAGTTCAAGCCAACGCCAGACTCAATGTCAAGTTGTAAGCTATGCTGAGCAGTTCGCTTCAAATTGTTTTGCCCTGTGGGTAATGCACGCCATGTGCGAAACCACTTTTGAATGCCGTTATTGTCGCTAAAGTCATCCAGATCAAAGGCGTAAATGTTGCCGTGTTCAAAGTCGCCAACAACCGTCTTGTTGTTGAACGACATTTGGCAATTACTACGATGGCGGGTAAACGCACCATTGACCCACCCGGCACGCTCATGCCAAACCTGAGCCGCAGCATCGTAAACCCAAGTCGTGTTTGCCGATGGAAAAATTAGTACGTAAAAGCTGTGACCATCTTGTTGATAAGTGTAAGCAATGGCGTCCGACAAATCGGCGTATTGCTGGATTTGCCACTCAACAGCGTGCGTGCTGATGCGCTGACCTAAATAACCATTGGCTCGGTACACGATGCCCTGACCCCGACGGTCACGCCCAAGCCAAAACAAAGCGTTGTCCATCTTGGCGACTGAAAATGGCGCGGCGCACCCCAATTCATTAAATGCACCTTGAATGCGCTGGAGCGGAAAGTCCGTTGTGCCTGCGTCGTACCAAACTTCAATTGAGTTGGTGCCAAAAGCCCAGACCTCGCGGAAATTGGACGCTACAGCGATTAAGCCGTCTGGTGAGCCTTCGGTACTGACAAACTCCAATGGATCAATGGAGGTGCCATCCAACAGCGCTGTGATCCACATCTTTTGACTGTTCGGCTCGTTGAACACAAAGTAGCCATCAAGATAGCAAACGGTCACTGCGCCGGGAAAGTCAGCGTCGGTAATCTGATTAAAGACGCCAGTAGTGTTGTTGTAGATGTAGCTTGGTCCATTGCAGGCTATAAACAACTGAGTGCCGTTGTCAGCCATGCTGACCGGACCCGTGCCACTGACTGAGCCAATCAACGTGGGTACATACGAGTTGTTGATTTTGTACAACGACGTGCCGGACACCACAAAGCCAATACCATCGTCAGACGAAAACGCCCAAAGTCCTCGGATGGGACCAATTCCTACAGTAGACAGCAGCTTCAAACCTGGGGCGCGGTTAAGAAACGCTGGCTCTTTGCCACCCTCGGGAATGACCTCGGGGAACAAGTTGACCATGCGTGCGTCCGCAGCATTGACGCTGCGAGCCACATAGGTTGATCCGAGGATGGGCGTTTTCATAAAGAATCCTGATACACCCATTGAGGGTTGTCATCAATCCAAATGTCGGCGCGGACAACAGTAGATTTTGCTTTTCGGTTAGTGTAAATAACTTCAATCGGAACATCAATAATTGCTTCATCAGGTCTACGCATGGTGACTATTTTTACAATATGCCCACGGCTTTGCGCCAACTTAACAAAACTATCCCACAACGCCGGATCGGCGGTATAGGTTTTATCGTAATCAAGCGCGATAAACATCAATAGTTACCCGCGTAAATGTTGAACCGTTGCCGGGTCGCAACAATAGCGTAAGGCATTGACATTACATCGTCAGGATTGTTGATACGCTTGAGATCACGCTTGCTGGTCATGGCAATGCGGGACACTTGCGGGCTTGGTTCAACGCCAAACTCAGGTGCAATTTCCATTGCCAAGTTGTACGTAAACGCCCGAAGATAACCGGGTGGATAGTACATGACTGTTGACAAGTCAGCAGGACGATCTAACTCTTGCACCGACACAAAATGCCATTCCAAGTCTCGCGTAGGGCGAGGGTAAATTGACATCGTAATGTCAGGAAACCCCATGTTCACGAAGCAGACTTGCGGATACGTGGAAGTCACGGTTTTGACAGCAATGCCGTCGTACTGCTGCTGGTTGATAAACTTGATGCCGAATGACACGTTAGTGCCAGGATCGCGGTAGTAAGTCGCATCGTCCAGCAAAACAGGACGCAGTCCTACAAAGTCACCAGACGGGCCAAGTGTGCGAATGTATTGTCCAGCAGGCCAAGTAAAAATCTGATCTTGCGTGCAAAACACAGCAAGACGCTCAGTGTTCCAGCTGTCAACCATTTGGTTGAATGCCATTAAAGCATCTTGAGATACAGAGGCAGATGGCGTTTCACCTTCGGCCAACACGCCGAGCAGTCTAAGCGCTCGATTGATCTGTTCGCCAGCGGTATAAGTTGCCATCTCAAACTCCTTCGGTTACAGCCCTACGGGTGTATTTTCGCTTGATCTCCAGTGCGTTCACTGCAATTTCAGGCTCTACATCAGGCGTTTCGGGATTGTACCGTTTCCAGCCGTGCGATTCATCAAATGTAGCTTCAGCTTCCATGTACGCGATCTTGCGGCCATGTTTTGGGTGTTCTAGATAAATGAGCATAATTAAAAACGGGGGCTAAGGCTAGGCCAAAGCCCCCGATACATTAGGCAGTAATGCCGATGTTTTTCAATGCAACGCGAAGTGCATTGATAGCAGTTGCCAACTCAGTACCGCTAGCGGTATTGGTGACAGCCGTGATAGCAGCAGCTTGAACAATTGGGGTAGTACCGTAGAAACCTGCGGTACCACCTGCCTTGCCCATAACTGCGCCATCTAGTTGCTGGTCTTCATACGCAACGCCGATGGATTTGGTATTAGGCATGATGTTATGCCTTAACCAATGCGATAGCAGGTGTAAGTGCCGTCACCAGTTTTACGAGCGCGGAAAATCGCGCCAAAACCAGATGCCGTAGTCAGGCCAGAGCCGACCAAAGTCCAGCCGGTATTGACAGTCAACGTGCCCACGCCAGTGCTGGTAGAGATGACAACAAATTCAAACGTGCTGCCAACTTTAGCGCTGCTGATTTCTGCATCCACACCGCCCACGCCAGTCACAGCCGGAAGCTGAAGATTATTAGCATTGGTTTGGGTGTACAGAATGATGCCGCCTTCCAGATCAGCAACCGTCAAAGCGGCAGTTGCATTAGCTGTATAGACCGCAGGTGCTGGAGCGTAACCCAGCACGATTTCATTGAGATTGCCGTCACCAAGTTGGTAACCGCCGCCGCCATTAGGAAGAGCCATGATAAATTCCTTCAAAAAATATGAACAAACGGGGCCGAAGCCCCATTTAGATTAACCCCAAAGACGGCAAGCCATCTGTGGACGAATGGCGCTGTAACCATACAGAACGTCAATACGGCAAGGCATCCGGTCGTTGTTGATGTCGTACTGGCGAACGATACGCAGGCTGATACCGTTATGAACAGCCCGAGCAGCCATGTCAACACCTTGGGGGAGCAACAGGTCAGCAGTGGCGAACGTAATGGCGTCCTTGTGGTAAATCAAGTTCTGAGCGTATTGGCTAGAAGCAGCACCAAGGAACGTAACCGTCTTGCCGGTAACAGGCAGGGCAGTCATGGTCGCCAAAGCGTGAGCAGCCGAATACATGGCAGCAACGGTCACAGTCCAGGTACCAGACACGGCGGTAGCATCGGCCAGAGCAACGAACTGAAACAGCGAACCAGTGGTTTCACGGGTTTGCGGATTCACAGCGTAGCTGTCAGCGATGGTAAACACGTCACCAGCCTTGATGGTCGTGGTCACAGAGCCTTGTTCCAACAGGATCGTCGAAGCGCCTTCGCTGGTCACGCCTGGGGTTTTAACCAAAGTGGAAGCAGAGGCGTCACGCGAGCCGGTAGTGTGCTGCTTGATTGACTGAGACATGTTGATCTCGTCAAAGCCCAACACGCCAGTGCCCATCATGCCGTTGCGAAACTGCTTGGAGATGGTATCGGTCGGATTGAACAGACCTTTCATACCTTCAACCAAGCCAGCGTTAGCAGCAGGGTTCACGGTAGCGTAACGTGGCGACATGACAGCAGCGTTTTCGTTCAGCTTTTGTTGGGCTTGGAGCAGCACCAGCGAAGTTGAAGGAGTCGTGCCGGGGGTGCCGACGCTGTTACCAATGTATTTGTAAGCATTGGCAACGTCAGCATCAATGCTGGAAGCCAATTGCGAAATACGTGGTTTCAGCACACGTTCTGCAAAGTCGTCCAATTGCATCGTCAACTCAGCGGACGTGAAGTTCACGCCGATGTGCTTTTGGTTGGCGACAGACAGGGTGGTGAACTGCTCGTTGTCGTCCTGAACTTGCAGGGCGGCACCGTCAGTCACCAAAGCGCGGTCGGGCAGACGGATACGCAGTGTGGAGCCGATTTTGGCACCTTCAACGGCGAAGCTGTCGTCGTACTGGCGGTTGACGTTACGGGTCAGGACCAAGTTGTTTTCCAAGATCTCCAGCGCTTTGCGGGTGATCATGTCAATGGTAAGAATGCTATTAGACATTTAAGTTCCTCAAAAAAAGTTTAGCGGTTCTGTGCTTCCCACTTCTTACGCTGCCTTGCACGTTCAGCTTCAATCCACTGCGAGTCCGTCATGGTCTTGGTAGACCGTGGGTCCGTAGTGTCAAAAGCTGGCGATCCAGAGGATCGTGCAGTCACAGGCGAAATAGGTGCTGGCGCAGAGGTTGTTCTCTTGACCGGTGGTTCTGCGGCTAATTTAGCCTCAATCTTACCGATCTCTTTTGCCTGACCGAGCGGCGTCATACGCGAGATACGTTCCGCGTCTTTAGGGTTGGTGCCGAGGTAGTAAGCCAACTCGGGGCCAATGTCCGAAGACTGGATCGTTTCGGCCATCACGTT